CAGTCCGGGTCCGGATACATGCGTAGCAGTCCATCGAGACCGTGGAGTACGTCGTCCCACACCTCACGGTGATCCGCGACGTGATAACGGGCCGGCATGGGCACGCGTTCAGTCTGCGGTGCTGTCGGTGTAATGCAGGGCTGCATTGCCGATCCTCGCGGGTCCGATGAAGGTGGAGCGCAACTCCAACGAGAGCGCTGGCGATTCGCCGTTTACTGCGATCTTCTGCTGTGCGTAGGTGCTCTTGGTGATGGTGGCTAACAAGTCGAGCGCGGCGGGCTGCGTCGGATCGAACGAGCCATACACTGTCCATGTGCCGGCGGCCGCCGCATCGAAGCCGGTCCAGTTCTTCGAGGTCGCGGGCTTCCCGGCATCGATGTACGGAATGCGCGCGAGAGCTTCGCTATCGTCGTACTCGTCGCCATCCTCGTTGCCGTAGATCACGACATCGTTGCCGCTGCGCCAGTACACGCTGTCATCCGATGAGACCATGTAGTCCACCGGCAAGTCAGTCGCGTCGTACCACGTCCAGGCTGCGATGCGACTCGACGGGTAGTAATTGAGCACGAATATCTTGTCGTAGAGCGCCATCCACAGACGGCCGCTACGCGGCTCAACGATGCCCCAGACGTTGTATATCTTCTGGGCGTTGGTGAGCGTCGCGATCTGCTGCCGCACGAGGTCATCGATCAGGTTGCCGAGGTCTGCGGAAAACGCCTGCTCGGATGAGTCGCGGGCGCGCAGTGAGCGGATGCCGCTGATGTCGAGATACATGACATCTGTCACGCCCCACGGCACGACGCTGTGCGGCGCAAAGGTGCCGGTGCCGTGGATCGTCTGCCGCTTTTTGTCGCCGCTCGGTACGACATCGATGATGTAAACAAAAATGTGTCGCGTGCCGAATATCGCAAGGTCGCCGCCGTAGTCGGCCATGGAAACGAGTGTGGGCTTGCGGCTCGTAACCATCGATAGATCGATGAACCCGGCGTTTGCGTCCGTGTTCGTCCAGTTCGAGGGGTCGAGCGGAGCTGAATAATTGAGCTTCGTGTTTTGCAGCGCGAACATCCGGTAGTTGTGCGCGATGGCGAAGTAGCCCTTTTCAATTGGCGCCCCCGGCGTATCGGCAGCCGGCGTCGGAGCCGAAAACATGGTTGGTGGCGTCGTCGTTCCACCGGAGAGAACTCCAACGCCGCTCGGTTGCACGAGGGACGGGCCGCTTGTGTGTATCAGGACCTTCCAGCCGTTGTAGGTCGGGCCGGGCGCCTCTACCCACAACGTCAGCGATGCGTCGGCGGTCGCCTGCAACTGACAGCGCAGCACGACCGGCGGCATACCTGGGCCGGGCGTAAAGATGTAGTCGTTGATTGCCGCCATGCACGCCAACGCGATGTCGCGCGCCTGCGTCGGGGCGGTGACTACTTCGTCGGAGACCGGCCAAGTGCCCTCCGTCCCACTCTGCGGAAGCATGAGAAACGCGTCGGTTCCCCAGGTGTATGTACTCGCGGGCGCGACTAGATAGACCCCAGTGATGGTGACATCTGCGTGTGAGTCTGTGTTGATGAGCTGAAACCACATCATCGTCTGCGGGTTGGTGCCCGGCGTGCTCGTGGGCGGCGTGCCGCCGCCGGGAGTCGGGGGCAGCGGCGGAATTACCAGCAGGTCCCCGCCCCACCAATGCAGAATGTCGTTATCCTCGTACTGCGCGATGACGTACAAGTTGCTGTTGAACTCCTCGACGCTGAGGATGTGAGTCAACGGCGATCCGTCAGGATCAGGGACACCGTGATAGACAACACCGGCCGGCAAGCCCGCAGGGGGCGTGGCGGTTGGCGCGTCGCCCCAGGTGTGGATCACTCGCCCTTCAGTTACCCACAAGCCAACGGTGCTCGCGGGTAACGTGATCGTAACGACGAACGCGGCCCGCTTCTCGAGTTCGCCGCCAAGCGTGATGTGGCAATCGCGCGCCTCTAACAACGTGCCGGGCTCGGTCGTGTCGATGAGCTTGCGGGTGTCGATCCCGCGCTCGAATGACTTGACGACGGTGTAGGGCATCTATGGTCCCAAGGACCACGGCACCGGGCGTGCAAATACCTCTGGCTGTCGGTCTGCCTTCTCCGCATCTCCGCCCAAGTTGAAGGTGCGGTTTTTCTCCTGATTTCCGCGGAGTTTCATGTACAGGGTAGTGCCGGCCTGTAGTTTGGCCTGTGCGTCGTCCTTACGGTCGCGCATGAGCACTTCTGCCGCCGCGAACAACACAATCAGATCCCCGTCGAGGTCGCAGCGGTCGGCGTCGCCGTTGAACGGACGCAGGAAGCGGATGCCGGTGAAACGCATCCAGCCCTCATCGTCGCTGCCTGGAGCTGGCGCGGTGCCGCTGGCGGATGGCAGCGGCCATACTTCAATCATGCCGCGATTGTCGGGCGTGCCTGCGGTGTCGGCCGGGTCCTCGGCGATGTCCCAGCGCTCGATGGGCCATGATCGTTCATCGACGCGCGGATCGTAGATGCTGTACTGCCGTTCATCGATGCCGAAAGTTAGCGGCAACCAACGCCCGCCGAATTTCACTTCGGCCGCGTCGATGCGCTCGTAGGGAAGATCGGTCGGGCAGTTGTAGTAGCGCTGTCCCGAGTTCACCTGCATGTCACGCGAGACGCGCATGTGCATCCAGTCCCAATCGCCCCACAGCCGGCGCTGCGTGCGTTTCAGGACTTGCACGAGAGAATCCCGATTGTTGATGCCGTGAGCGGCGTTCTGGCTGTAACCGCACTCCGCTTTCAGGTCGCTCAACAACTCGCCGAGCGTTTGACCACGCATCGCGTCACGCTGACTTCGCGCTGACGGTGTAGGGCCTCGATGCCTCAGCCGGCTTCAGCAGCACTGGGTTGATGCCAAGCACGTCGATCCGTGAGGGGAACGCCGGGCCGGGGAAGTCGCGCCATATGTTCTGGATGCGTTCGCTGTGCAGCGGATACAACTCCTTCAAGCGCGTGATTTCCTCGTGAGGCTCGCGCTTCACATCGCCTGTCGGCTCGATCTGGAGAACGGCGTCCGCGCCGTGAAGTGACTGCAAGAGCAGCACTTCGGCCGGGGAGAGGTCCATTTTCCAAACCATGTTGTTGCGGTCGCCCGTGAGCGCCACCATTGCGTTAAGTGTCTGCATAGCTCTTCCCTCGCGTTAAGAAGCGGGGCGGCACGCCGCCGCCCCGCGTGCTGCTTCAAGTAACTTGAAACAGGGCGTGACAGTTGAGCTGATCGGCGCAGAGCTGCGCGGTGTACGTGCGCGCCTTGAACAGCGCGTAGACATCGTGCGGTCGAGCTGGCGCGTGGTCCTTACCCCACTCCTGTTCCATCGCGTAGATGTACAGATGCTTGGGATCGATCACGTAGCAGCTATTCACGAACGCGCCGCCCAGGTCATCCAGTGACGGGTCGTACTGGAAAATCAGGTCGTTGTAGCGGATGTCCGCCACCGCGATGTCCGTGCTCGACGGGCGACTCCAGCCCGCATCGGTGTAGTAGCCCTTGTCACGGAGCTGCTTCACCAACGCATCGAGGAAGCCCGAGCCTGCGAGCGCCTTGGTCGGCTTGCCGCCGTAACGGCGAAGCTGGCGCATTTCAGAATGGATCGTGTTCGGCAGTTCGGTCGTCGCAACGGGCCACGTCGCAAAACGATTTCTCCACCACGTATTCGTGCCGCGATCCAAACCACCCGTAACACCGACATTCGGCGTCGCGGTGATGAAGTAACGCGCACCGATAAAGCCGAGCGGATCGGCCGTGCCGTCACCCCAGAACATCGTGTTGAGCGACTTCATGGTGATTTCACCGAAGGTCTCAACCTTGTCCTGCATGATGTTGCTGATCGCCGTCAGCTCACGCTTGCTGTGCTTGCTGGTGTTGTCACCGAACGCCGAATCAGTGACGGAGATGCCGTCGATCTTCAGTTCGGTAAACGTGCAGTTCCAGCCGGTGTGAACTTCGCGCCACGGATACTTCACGCGCTCGATGCCGGCGATGTTGCCGTACGCAACCGCGTCGTCATGTGTGAAGCCACGCAGCGAACCTGTGGGCGGGGTGGCCGCGCCCTCGAAGTTGTACTTGCCCTTGACCGGGATAGTGATGTCGCCCTTGCCGCCGGGGAACGTCTTGCGCGCCCCTTCAAGCAGTGCCAGGAGCGGTTTGTCCTGGATGCTCTGGGGCAACGGCTGCCCCTTGAAATGAAAGTCGAGAGCGGCGTTCGCAATTGACGCCAGCTCCGATGCAGTAAAAGCCATGTGTGCAGCCTCCGAGAGAGGCCGGTGGGATCAGCTAACGTGCGAGTGCGTTTTCAATTGCTTCTCGCATCGATTTGGGCTGCGCCTCGGCCGGCTTGTTGAGTCGTCGGCCGACCGTTGGGCTAGCTAGTGAGCGAGGCTGCGGTTTGAACGCGGAGAGTCGCTTGGTCACGGTGTCATAGGCGTTCTTCGCCATCGACCGTGCGTCTGCAACTGTTCCGGGTACGCCATGCTTCGAGACCAACGCCGTCAACGCATCGACCACCATGTCGTGCTTTTCCGGCGTGTAGTCGGGGTCGTGGGCTTTCAGCTCTGCCTGATACGCGTTGACTGAATCGTGAATTTCGCGCGTCCGCTGCGTGGCGTTGGAGTGGGCGGTCTCGGCGACATCCGCCTCATGGCGGCTGCGATCAAGGGTGCTGCTCGCGCGGAGCTGAGACACCTCTTTCGCGGTGGCTTCATCCAGAACGCCGTCATCGACTTTCTGTTTCAGATCGTCGGGCAGGGTGTGCCCGATCTTCTGCTGCCACATTGCGGTGAACTCTTGGAGTTGTTCGACCGCTGTCTTCGGATCGCTCGCGAGCAAACGAGGCCACGCGAAGAGCTGCGCCATCTCTTGTTGGGAGATGCCCATTCTCTGCGCGTCCCGCCCAATGGCACCCATGGTGGATTCCATTTCGCGGAAACGCTCGTTGGCTCCCTTCAGGGACTTGTTCTCTTCCAAGACGGCGCGGAAGCGCTCGATCTTGTTCAAGGGAACGTCGCCCTTCAGTTTGTCCAGCGCCGCGAGCAACGAATCGTCACTCACGTCGTCTTTCGTATCTGGTTTCGCGTCAGCACTCGGCTCTGACTTATCGCCTTCGGCGGTGGACGGTTCCGCTTTGGACTTGAGGTCTACCGGCTCGTCTTCGTCTTCGATGTTTTTGACATCGAGGGCGCCTTTGACGGCATCCAGTAGGGTCTTCTTGTCCTCGTCCTTCGCAGGTGACGACTCTGCGGGCGCTTGCGCGTTTGCGTCGGGGGCTGGTTCGCTGCCGGGTGACGACACCGGCGCCGGGGGTTCTGTCGAAAGTGCCTCGTCAGGTGCCACAGCTACGTCTCATGAGAGCGAACGCGCTGGAATATACGACAGCGCGCCTACCGTGGTCTATAGACCACGGTCGGTTGCTCACGCGTAGCCGGCGGGAAGCGACACGAGTGGCGGGCGTCCTGGCCCACCTTGGCCGGGCAAAGCGGGGCCAGTTCCCTGCGGTTGCGTCATCGGAAGCTCGGCGTTCTGCGCGCCTTCATCTCCTTGAGCTGCCGGGTCTTCTTCACCCGTTCCGCCCGGCTGCGGGGGTGGCGCGGCGTTCATCATCTGAATCGAAGGGATGTTCGCGGTAAACGCTTCGGTCAGGTCGATGCTGTCGTCGATGGCCTCGATCAATTTCTGTCCCAGCCATTGCGGGTTGACGCCTGGAATCTGCATCAGGAACGGCACCAACTGCTGTAGTGCCTGCTGGCGCTGAATCTTGTTCGGGCGGCCGTTGGAGCCTGCGACGATCTCCAAATACATTTCGGCCTGAATCTGCTGGCGGTTCATCTGCGGCCAGACGGAGCCGGGGCCTGCAATCTCTGTCACGGTCTGCGGGTCCAATTCCGCCAACATGATCTGACTCGCATCGCGCGCGAGGATCGACAGGAAGTCGTTCAAAAGGTCGGCCTCCGCTTCAAGTGCGGCGGTGCGCGCCTGCTCGGCGGTGGCGACGGCCGTCGCCGTGTCGCCGGAGCTGCCACCAAAGGAGGGCTCGGCCATGCCGACCGTTTTGTACACGTCGTCCATGATGGTCTGCGACTCGTACAGGTTCGGGTCAACCCCGATCTTCGGCAGCGGCTGGATCAGGTCTAGCACCTTGTTGCCCGGCATCATGCCGTCGAGTTCAACTACCGCGTTGGCCTCGGCGCCGGTGAGCGCGGACTTGTCGCCATCCGACAGCGCGCCCTTCGGCGTCACGTAGCCGGGTCGATTCGCCTTGCGATGTTCGCGCAGCGCTTCCTTCTGCCGGTTCAGCTCCATCTGCTGCGGCGTCATGTTGTTCACATCGGAGGGCGGGAACAGTTTCGTCGGGTGTTCCAGCTCGTTGAAACACAGCGCGTAAATCGGGAAGAACCGCTCGACGGTAACCTCGGGGCCTTCCGGGTCCTTCAGGAAGTCCTTGTACCCGTCGCACATTTCAAACTTCAGGCCCGTGGGCTTGTGGTACATCATCCAGACGCAGCACAGGTCGTTGTGCGTGCCGGAAATGTCCGCGCGTGGGTTCTGGCGATACTCAACGCCATTGGTGGAGTAGGCCGCGTAATTTGCGCCGCCGGCCGGCGTCGCCACACCGCACAGGTCGAGCTTGTAGAACTCCTTCACCTCATCGGGCGTCATGAACAGCTCTTCGGTCAACCAGTCGGCGCCGATCCAGCCATCGAGCGCGATGCACTTCCTGTCCGGGATCACGGCGGTCGGGCGCGGGAAGTCGAACACCAGGCCCTCGCGAATAATGACCGTGGCTTCCTTGCGCAGTTGTTCGACGGCAAGGCGCAGCTCTTCGGTCTCCGCGTCGTATGTGGTCTTGTCACCGTCCGGGCCAACTTCATCCATCAAGCGCTGAATGTGCGCGAGGCGCTGCTGGCTGTCGGCGATCTTCGCCTTGTTGTCAGGGGATAAGTCGGTCTCACGCTGAAACCCCAACTTGACGTACCCGACAGCGGTCTGCACGGCGGAGCGCACGCAGCGCTTCATCTGCGATTTGAACGATGGAATCTGTTCATCGATGTAGTAGTGAAAGCAGCACTCCAGCGTCTTGCCGAGCTTCTTGTACATCTCCTCTTCGGCCTTGCCCTGCTGCACGTCCTGCATGATCGCCATGGCCTGCATGGGGTCGGGCTGACCCTGCGCGGCCATCTGCAATTGCTGCATCGTGCCGTCCCAGAACTTGTATTTCATGCGCGGGCGGCACTTGGCGAGCGCGCGCGGGTTCTTCGCGTACAGGCTCGCGACCTTCTGGCGTACGAATCGCTGCGTGATGTTCACGCGGTAGTTGGTCTTCGGCCATGAGCGTGCCGCGCCCGTCCATGCAACCTCCATGTCATCGAGCATCTGCTTGAACGCGGGGGAGAAGTGCTTTTTGTCAGAGCGTACTTCCTCCTGCATTTCGAGCACGAGGGCGGCGCGCGCTTCAGGTACATCGATGTCGTAACCCTTGATAATCATCACCACACCTCCGCGAGCTGCGGCGCGTCGCGTAACTTGCTCTGATATTCCATTTCTTTTTTCCACCAGCCGTACGTGCCCTGAGTCGGCGAGGTCACGTCGCGCTGCGGCGTGCCTGCGATGAGCTGCAACACCTTCAGGCCCATGAGTGAAATCGCGCTCACAAAGTCATCGTTGGTGCCGTGCGGGAAGTGCATCAGCTCGTGTTTAGCTTCCGGGAACCACGGGGCGGCCCGTGGAAACACCACGCGCCCGGCTTGCATGAGGCCCGCGATGCTTTGCGCGATGGCCTCTTTGTTTTTGTGGACCGGGATCGAATCGATCACGACGGGGAGGCCGCGCTCGATCTTTCGTTTGTGAATCCACGGGCCAATGGACTTGAGGATCGCCTCGTTCTCGGCGAACCAGAACGACGGTTTCCAGAGCTGCACCATGTCGAGCATGGCTTCGACGGTTTGGTCGGGGGGTCTGCGATCCCAGTAACAGTCTAATAACCACAGGTACTTGTTAGGACAGACCCCCGCGATGAGCATCACCGACGCGTCGTGCTTCTTGCGGTCGGTGCCAATGGCGTGATCGGACGCGGCGTAAATCCGCATCTCTTCGGCTTTCGGGCGATTCGTGACCATGTAGGTCTTCATCCACGCGGCGCGGAAGAACGATCCTTCTTCGGGCGATGGCCGCTGCTGATACAGCGCCATGAAGCCGGTGGGATCGATGCGCTTCTGCGCTTCGAGCATCGGCAGCGGGAAGCGCTCCGGCCACAGCGCCTCGCCGGGCCGGCGCTTCATCGGGTCATTGAGTTCGGCGATGGCGGGCAGGTTCAGCACCTTCCACTTCGACGCCTCGTCTTTGTTGTACGCCGGGTTGTGCGGATCGGTGAGACGACCCACGATGTCGTCCTCGTTCCAGCGCGTCATCACCAGCACCACGCAGGAGCCCGCGCGCATCTGGCGAGTGAGGAACACCTTCACAAACCATTGCCATATTTTCTCGCGGATCGTGGGCGAGTCGGCTTCCTCGGCGTCCTTTATCAAATCGTCGGCGATCAGTAGATGGCCGCCGCGTCCGGTGGATGAACTGCCGCGACCGACGAATGAGAGCTGCCCGTTTTGCGCGGTCTTGATTCGGTCGGAGCCCTGCGCGCCGGTCTTCAGCTTGCAGAGCGGGAAAATGTCTTGGTGGCGCGGATGGCGCAGCACATCGCGCACGTCGCGGCCGATGTCCCCGGCGTAGTCATCGTTGTAGGTGGCGATGATCGTTGAACGGTACGGGTCGCGGCCGGTGAACCACGCCGGAAAGAACTTGCTGATCTGCTGCGTCTTGCCGTGCCTGGGCGGCATGGTGACGATCAACCTGGGCCACACGCCCTTGTCCACCTGTTCGAGCGCGGCGGCGAGAATCTTGTGATGTTTCGCGACCTCGTACATGGACTGCGACAGGTCGTCCGGGTCATCTGGCGATGGCATGAGCAGCCGGCAGTACAGAAGAAAATCGTCGCGCGCTTCCTTGAATACCTTCAGCCGCTCCATCGCCTCCAGTCGCGTGCGAAGGGACTCGATGGCTTCGGTCTCCTCGGCGTCGTCGAGGCCGATCCCCTCCCTCCGCGTGCCGGGAGCTTGCCGCGAGGCGTGCAGGTCCGGCGCGCTTTCTCCCTCGCGGGAGCTGGAGGAAGGGGTCGGCGTTTTCTTTTTTCTCATGGCGGCGTTACTGGCTTTCGGCAAGCGTCGCGGCAGCTCGCAAAAATGCACACCACGAGCACGGTGGGAACGTCGCGCTTTTCATTCGCGTCGGTGCGAGTGGGCACGCGCTGCAACGCGCAACCACTCATCAGGAAAGCGACGAGAAGCGCGACGATTTTCATCGCTCGTCCGCCTTCACTTCCGGCGTCTGCGCGACCGGGGCGGGCGGCGGCGCCAGGACGACCTGCCCGCTGGCAATCGCCTGCAACATGCCAACGGCCATGTCATAGGCCTGCCGCTGCGCGTGCGTGTGTGTCACGTGCTCCAGAAACTGCAACGCGAATACGGCCGCGTCGCGTGGGTTCACGTTCATGGTCGGCGGTCCTGCCGCCCCGTTTGTTTGTCCGTTCATAAATGCCTCGCGTAGTTAGTGGACTTGGAGACTGATCGTTGCGCTGCTCTGCACGATGCCCGTGGAATCGAGCCTGATTTCCACGAGGAAGCCCGAGAAGTTCAGGCTGACGCCGGAGATGCTCCATTCGCGGTTGGTGCCCAAATTGAGCCACACGTTGTTGCCCGCGCCGCCGGGCGATGTACCGCTCTGCGGTGTCACGCGCGCGGAATACAAACTCATGTTGACCTTGGGCGAAATCCAGTCGCCCCGGTCGATCACTGACGAGGTGCCGTTATTCGCGAAGATGTCGCCACCGCTTGTTAGGCGGTAGAGCGCGGTCACCGTGCCTGCGTCTGAATTCGCAGCCGACAGGTTGCTGATGCTGACCGCACCTGAGGCGATGTCCCTGAAGAGCGTCGCCAAGTCGTTGGCACCTGACTTGAACCCGGTGTTTGCAATCGCAGTAATTGCGCCGCGTGGCTCGAAGCGCTGCGCGAGGTCCACGCCGCCGTTGCTCAAAAAGCCGACGTTGGCGATAGCGGTGCTGGTACGCGGCATGAAGAGCGCGTCGAGGTCGCCGGCCGGCGCGATGTAGCCGGTTGTCATGCAGCCTCCGCGTGCTCTTCCTGCCATGCGGCGAGCAGGAGGATCGCGAGGCGGTCATAGGCGACGGCCTTGCCGTCTGAGAGCTGCGGGCACACCTCGCGGACTTCTTCGGCGATGAGTCCCAACTGTTCGCGGTCGTCGCCGTCGAGCAGCCGATACAGCAGCGGTCGCAGCTTCGCCAAGATCGATGCGGCAAGTTTCGGCGTGCCGGTCTCGCGCTTGATCTTGCGCGACGATGTGCTCGTGAAGCTCGGAGCCTGGGCGGCGCTGGTCATGTTGACGATGCCGCCGCTGCCAGCGGTGATAACGACGTTGGCACCCGAAGCCGATGCGGCGAGGGTGATGTGGCTGTCGCTCCCGCCCATGTCGCCCACGTTCCCGATGGTGACGCTCGCGGAGTCCAGAAACGACACGTAACTTGTGTTGGCCGCTCCCGCGCCGCCGCCGATGAGGTTAAGAATGCCGCGAGACAAGAGCGCGCCCGTTGCGCCTGCGGTCGCGAACCCGATGATCCCGGCACCAGCGCGGTAGAGGCCCGTGTTCGTTTCGCTGATGTACCGCAGCGTCGGCGCGATGTTCGAGCCGTCCGCCAGTGAGATAGTTGTCGGCGTGCTGGCGGGCGTTGTCCAGATGGGCGGCGCGGCACCTTGGCTAGTTAGTACCTGCCCGGCCGTGCCAACCGTTGCCGCAGCGGCGAGCCCCCATGAGCCATCACCGTTGATATACAGACGATCCACACCGCCCGTGCCGGTGCGGAACCGAATCGCGCCTTGCGTGCCGGTCGCGAGGCCACCCGCAGTAATGGTCACGCTGCCGGCGGTTGCTGTGCCGGTGTTGTTCCCTGCGGTAATGTTGACGTTACCGCCCGCGCGATTCGTGCCGGCGCCAGCGCGCCCCGTAAGCTGAACGATGCCACCATTGCCGTCAGTTGGCGTCCCACCCAAGATGTTGACTAACCCACCATTACCGGCCGCACCGGCGGCTGACCCACCAGTGATTGTGATAGCGCCACCGTTGTTGCTAGCGCCTGTCCCAGCACCCCCGGTAATGTTGATAGGCGCGCCGGCAGCAGCGCCGGCAGGGACTGTGATGGTTCCCGTAGCAGCCCCGTCCCCTAGCGTCACCGTCGCGCCGACGACGGTCAGCGCGCCGCCTAGCGTCGTGAGCCCGGTGCCGAGGAAGTTGAACGTGTTGTTATCGGTCGCGTTGCCAAACTCCAAGTCGGCCACGACTGCCAACAACCGCTGGACGCGCAGAAAGTTCTTCGTTCCCGCACCGGCGTCGTCGCTGAGTGCAAACTGAAGCGTCCCGGCGAGGCCCAAGATGCGCCACGCTCGGTTGCTTGCAGTGGAATCTGTTTCATAGATGACGATGCTAGGGGCCGAACTAGATAGGAGTATGGTTCCAGCTATGCCGGTGTGTACGGCCGAGAACGTATGCGATCCGGTCCACGTCGGCACGATGGCCTGCGAAAGCGCGGGCGCACCGTCGCTGCGGAGGAACGTCGTCGCGACTCCATTGACTGCGGCGAGCCCAACGGTGCCGGTCGGATTTGCAGCGGCTGCCGACGCCGTGAGCGCGACGCCGTTGACGTAGACGCCGGTCGCGTTGATGGTGCCGACACCCATTGAGGCGCCCGTGGGCGCGCCGATGACAATCGAGCCGTTGACGGTTGCGACGCCGGTCCCGAGGAAGCTGTACGTGGGGTTGTTAGTCGCGTTGCCGAGCGAGACATTCGTGATCGCCGTGCCGGTGCCGCGCGTCACTTGCAGGGCGACGGCGGACGTGGCTTCTGCGCCATCGTAGGTGCGCAACGTGAGGACTTTGGTGTTGACGATGAGGCGCCACTTCTGCTCGTCGGTTGTCTGATCCGACTCAAGCAGCGTGAGGTTGGGCGACAAGGACGACCAAAAGTGCGTGCCGGTCCACACCGGGTTTATGGCTTGGTTCAGTGCCTGGGCGGCGTCGCTGCGCAGGTAGGTCGTCGCCACGCCATTGACAGCAGTGATGCCAATCGTTGCGGTGGGGTTTCCTGCGGTCGTGCCGCCAGCAGTCACCGCCACGCCGTTGATGTACAGCCCCGTCGCGTTGATGGTGCCGGTGCCTTGCGCGCCGCCGGTCGCGGCGCCGATGAGCATCTGTCCTGCGACGCTGACGGTGCCGGTTCCAAGGAAGTTGAATGCGGGGTTATGCGTCACGTTGCCGAAGTTCATCGTCGTGATGATTCCCGCGACCTTCACGAAGTTGAGCGCTTGCCCGACTTCGGTTCCGGCATCGTTCTCGGATGAAACGATGTACGCGCCGTTGTTGTTTCGCGTGCGCCAGTTCTTGTCGTCCGTCGCGGCGTCACTGTCGATGTACTTGAGTACCGGGCCGCCCGCGTTCGTGATGACATTCGTCAGCGCGTTCATGGTCATGGAGCCGGCGACATCCACCGCACCGTTGAAGAACACGGTGCCGTTCGAGTGAACGTAGAAGTCGGTGGTGAGCGCCTGGTTGTCAGCGCTCGCGACCGGAACGCGGCCGAAGAGGAGCGCGCCTGCGGCATCGGTCGTGATGACGCGGCCAATGACTCCGCGCGTCATGAAGCTGTTGTCGTTGGTGCCATGTTCTGCGTGGAAAGCCAAGAACGGCCTGCCGTTCTGGCGCGCGTATCCCAAGGTCGAGGCGTAGCCGGCGCCATTCGAGTGACCGAACTCGAATGCGTTCACGAGGCCGCGTGAGGCGATGCGCGAGGTCGTTTGATTGCTGCCGGCACCGCCGAAGGTATGCGTTCCGGTCCAGCCGGGCGAGATGCCAACGCTCAGCGCGGGCGCCGCATCGGAGCGCATGTAGGTCGCGGCGGAGCCGTTGACCGGAGTCAGCACTACGCTTGCGGTTGGATTCGCGAACGCATCGCCGGCTAACAAACCGGCGCGGACATCCGAGGTGCGCGTGACGTAGACCGAGCCCTGCGTGGCGTGCGAGTCGAGCACCACGCCCAAGAGTTGCAGCGCGGCCGGGTAGGCGGGCGGAGTGCTGGTGAGAACGCCGGCATTTCCGAGAAACAGTTTCGTGCCGGCCGCCCACGCGGAGGTGTCAACGCCCGCAACGACGCCGATAACCATGACTTCGACGAAGCCATTGTTGGCGACCGTCGCCCCGGTGATGCCGCCCGCCGTCTGATTCAAGCTCGCATCGGCGAGCCCAATCGTCGGCCGATTGGCCGAGCCACCTACCGCGCGAACGGCGCGCAGTTTCTGGATGGTCGCGCCCGAGGTGTTGCGGCCGACGATGTAGTTGTCCTGATTGAGCACCCACGTAGCGCGCGAGTTATGCACGTACATCCGCGTGATGCCGTTGTCGCTCTGCGGGTTCATCCAGTACTCGCCGGCCGCCGCGAGTCCGGGGTCCGCCTGTTCGCGGAATTTCACGACGTTGTTGAAGGTGTGAATGCCCGACCACACAGGCGCAATGGCTTGCGAGAGTGCCGGAGAGCTGTCGGCGCGCGGCGCACTGGTTGAGACACCGTTGACGGCTGTTAGGCCAATGACACCCGTGACGTTGGCAAGTGGCGGCTGCGGGCCGGCAGGACCCTGAATACCCTGAATACCTTGGATACCCTGAATGCCCTGATCGCCTTGCGGGATAGTTAGGTTCAGGGTCTGCGATGGGGCGGTGCCGGTGATCGTCGCGGCAGCGGCCGAGCCAGCGGCGCCCGTGGTCGTGGTACCGATGGCAAGCGCATTCGGTGGACCTGCGGGGCCGGTCGGGCCCGTGGCGCCGGTCGCGCCTGCCGGGATCGTCATGTTCAGGACTTGATTCGGCGATGTGCCGGTGATCGACACGATGACCGATGAGCCAGGAATGCCCGTGGCGATGGTGCCGGCGGTCAGCGTGTTAGGCGGTCCTGCGGGACCTGGGCCGCCGGTGATGTTCGTCCAGCTCGCAGGGTTCGATGGGTTGCTACGGTCGATCAGGACGTAGGTCTTCGTGGGCGTACCCCACGTCGCGTAGGTCTGCCCGACCCCCAAGTCATTGCCGGGGATCGCGTCCCAGATGTCGAACGCGGCGCCGACGTTCGCGCCTGCGGTGCCCAAGTCAATGGTGTCGGTCGCGTTGTACTCGCGCGCGCGCAGCGCCCACCACTTGGCCGAAAACATGCCGTCGTCCACGGCTTCGGGCCAGCCAGGAGGCGCGGGCATGACAGGGGCGGCCAAGTACTCCGCCCACTTGAAGGCGGTTTCCTCGTGCATCTGCGCTTCAGAGACCGAGTTGATGACGGAGTTCGCGGCTGTCTGCGCGGCGTCCGCTGAAGTTTGCGAGTTGTCGGCGAAGGTGGCGGCGTTCGTCGCCGCCGTCTGCGCGACGCCTTGCGAAACGCCAGCGGCAGCGGCTGCGCCATCGGCTTCATTGGCTGCGGTGACGGCGGCGGAGGCGGATGCGTCGCTGTCCGCCGCAGAACTTGCGGCGGCAGCAGCGGACGCAGCGGCAGCGGCGGCAGCCGCTTCAGCGTCGGCGGTAACGCCGTCGGTGATGCCGTCGAGCAAGCCGTCTTGGAGCTGGTCTTCGCCAACAGAATCGTTGGCGAGCGCGCCGTCTGCGCGCTGAATCAGCGCAAGTGCGGTTTGCGTGCCGGTCAGCGCGTTCGCAACGGCATCGTATTCAGTGTCGAGTTTGTTGCCGGGCTTCGGCTCACCTGGATTGGTGGTCTCGAAGTCCGTAAATGAATACGCGCGTGCATACGCTGGGGGATACGCCATTGCTCGCTCCATCCCACGCTGACACCTGCACCCCGCGCGCAAGGTACGCTACCGGAGTGACAGGTGTCTACAGACGCCGGTCGTTACCAGTAGTACTTGTGCGGCTTGCGGTTATCCGGCCAAGACACGGCGTCGGCGTCGAGGCCGCGCGCGATGGCGTGCTCGAAGCGCTTCTCGATGCGGCGAGCGGGGACGGTCATCCAATCGTGAACCCACCAGCCAGGTTCGTTCATGACCGAGCGTGACAGTTCGCGCCACGGGCGTTTGACCCCGTGGCGTGAACCCCAGCACTGACTGATGATGCGCAGCGCTCGCACGCGAGCGACGGCCGCGCGATGGCGGCGAAGTGAGCGAGACATAGGGCCTCCGTTGAAGTACCTACGTCATGTCAACCACCTCGAAGCTCCAGCCCTTCTGTTTGCAGTACGCGCTGATCTCTCGCACCGTCCAGCCGCGCATGTATTTCAAGATCGGCGCAAGGCGCACGCCCGTTCGCTCGTACGCGATGCCGGCGCAGAAGTGTCGCGCTGTGATCCTAATGAGCATCTGGCTTCGCGAACATCTCCGGGTAGTGCGCGCGCTCGTACGCCTCGCACTCCTCGGCGAGCGCGATCAGCTCATCGGACTCGGGAGTTGGCTTTTCCGGGTCCATGTAGGCGAGCTTGCGCACCCGTTCGATGGCCGCCTCGTATTCGGTTCTCGTGAACATGGGGATTCCTCACGCGTTGGTGGACTGAGCGCCGCCTTTGGCAAGGTCGCTGCTGTTGTCTTCCCATATCTTCAAGAAGCGGCGCTGACGCTCCAGCTCCGAAAGCAGGAAGTCCGGCAGCGGGCCGACCGCCTGATAGGTCATGTGCCGCTCGTTCTTCGGGTCCGGGAGCAACGCCGTACCCGTCGCCGCTTCATTCAGGAACTGGCCCACGCGCTCGTAGAAGTCGATGCGATGATTGTGATGCGGGCCGGTGTACTCCTCGCCTTCGGCCGAGGACTGGAAGTAGGCGATGTTGCGATAGTCGGTGCCATCGCCATCGAACTCCCACACCACGGTTGCGTACTTGCCGCCGCGATCCGCGTTTTCGGCGCGCGCCATGGCAAGCGCTTTGGTGCGATCCGGCCCGCCGTAGATGTGATACGCGTGCTCGTTGGTGCAGCCCCAGCGGTACGCCGTCACGAGGAAGAAGGGCACGCCGGCCTTCACCTCTACAGCAGAATCTCCCGGCGTAGCCGCTGATATTTTGCTGTCTCCAAGTTCTGAAGCTGCGGGGTCGATGTCATGTGCCATTGTTTGCATTCCTCGCAACGATAGACACGCAGGATCACTCGCCGCAATCGCGTCATTTTGCGCCGCGCCTCGCGCCGCGCGGCGGCGTGTGTGTAAAAACACTTTTTGGCGGAGCTGCACACCCCTACCTACCCAGTACGTAGAAGTACTGTTCGATGGCCCAGGCACGCAGTTTGCTGTATCCGATCCTCGAGCTGCCGTCAGAGAACACGCCATCCAGTACCACCTCGTCGCGATCTGCCCCCACGGGCAGCGGCGCGTGATGATCGGGCGCCGGGTTTGCGGCCGACACATCCGACCAGCCGCCGGCTTCCTCGACCGTGTTGACGAACTGGGAGGCTGTGTCTTTGACGCCGCGAATCGCCGCGTCGATTTGATCGAAGACATCATTCAAGCCGCCTTCGTACAGGTAGCGGCGATTCGGCATACAGCCGACCGTTTCGCGCACGAGCTGCGTGAACGCCAAGCCCTCTTGCACGGTGGGCGCGAGTGCGTCGCGGCACGGGCGCAAGACACCCTCGTAGTTGAACCCGAGGCCGAGCGGCCACGCGCCGGGGCGCAAGGTGGGCTTCAGATACCCCTCGTCCTGCTTGACGAAAAACCCCTCTTGGCTCGCAGGCTGCGGCCAACCGAACTCGCTGTTGTGCGCGCCGTGACCGCTTGACCCCGGCGTCACGTCCTGCACTTCCGCCAGCACGATTTCATCACCCTGGTTGGGTCCGCGCACGCTCACGCAGCCGGCCATGTTGAACTGCATGGTGCGCCCTTCGGTGGCGTTGTGATCGCCGTTGTCATCGACCTTGACGGCAGCGCCGCGACCCACATCGGGCTGCCCGTGGTTGTAGTGGAGGTTGTTGATGTGGGCGTGATTCGGTGCCGCGACCAGCGGGTTTCGATCCGTGGTGTGCGCGTAGAGTGACTGCATGGCGAGTGAGTAGTCAGTGCGCCCGCCAACCAGATGCCCAAAGCCATGATCGGCGCCGGCCTCGTGGTGACTGCCATCCTCCATCGCAAAGTCGGGCGGGGTGTGCAGCGGGTCGAAAATCGCGCCCCGAATCCACGAGGTGCCGTGCGTGTCGTACCAGACCTGCACCAACTCATCCATGCCGAAGCGCGCCTCGCAGTTGATGAAGGCGACGTTACCGATTTCCTGGGTGCTGGAGCTGGCCTGCAAGCAGTCACGCTGATCGGCCTGAAACTTATCCGGGCCATCGCGAGACGGCAGGTCCCCCAGCCAGGAGGGCAGGTGCCAGATGCGCGAGTTGCTGGCGCGCACGCCCACCGCTGCGGTCTGCACGAAAAGGCCCGCGCCGGGGGCCGCATGGCCCAAGTAATCGAAGTTGGCACGCTCGGGCGTGTTCATTCCGCAGCCGCAAAAGCAGTAACCGCCGACCTCGGGAATGATCCACTTATGGAACCCCTCGCCTTGGTCGGCGTACCAGCACCACCAGAACGTGCCGGAGAAGCAGTTAGGCCCGCGCGGATCGGGCCCGCCCTCCTTGACCCATTCGGTGGACGTGACGAAATAGAGTTTCGAGGGAAGATCCCCGCGACTCACATCAAGGCCGGGGCCGCCCACTCCGGGCAGCGCCGATAAATACGGGGTCGATTGATAGGGCCATTTCATGATTCATCCCTCCAGACATTTCGCGCAAACAATGACGTTGGGCAGCTCGGGGTGTTGCAGCGGCGGCGGCCAACCAATCGGGGTGCGCCGGCACAGCAGACATATCGGCGTCGCCTTGCTGATAAACCCATGGCGCCGATAAAAGTCGGCGAGCGCACTGTAATTCCAGCGCGGGTGATCGCGGTTCTCGGCAAAACGGATGTGCTCGAAGAGTGTGTTGGCGACGAGCTGCGCCTCCTCGTTGTTCAACTTGACTTCACCCGGTCCCGGCTGCGGGGATTTCTCATCCGTGAGACACGCCTGATTGTTGATGAACTTGGCGAGCGTGCGCAGCCGTTCGATGTCCTCGCTCATTGCTGCCACCGACTCGGCACGTGCGGCTCCCACTCCAGGCGCAACTTGTTTTTGTTCATGTAGTCATTGACCTCGTGCACCAGAAGCCCTGTTAGGAACCGCTCATCGGCCTCTGTGTACCCGGAAGTTCTGAAGTGCTCCAAGAGTTTCAGCACCAGACTCGCCCCGGCCATGAAGGCGCCGGGGGTCAACTGCTTGGGGGCCAACTTCACCTGTTGCACAAACGACTGGTAGCCAGAATCCAAAAAGTCCGCCATCTCGTACAACTGGCGCTCGTTGGCCTGATCGGGGTGGATGTCCACAGGTGCCTCCCGCTTGGGCTTCATGTGTAAACGTCTTCGGCAAGGCCGCTCGGAGGCGGCGGTTGCGCCTGCGGCGACGGCGCTTCTGCTTGCGCAGGTGATTGAACTGGAGGACCGAAGATCGTGCGCGCGTTCACCGGGTCGTTCACTTCCATGATCTGACGGCAACTGTTGAGCTTCACTTGAAGCCCAAGGACCGCATCCATCGCTTCCTTCAGCGCCGCTTCCGTCGCGTTGGTACCCATGTGCATACCCGTCGCGAGCAGCACTTGCGCTGTGGTCGGAAGGTCGGTGTACGCATCGCGTGCGATGTTATCAAGTCGTCGCTGCACGTCCCGATCCATCATCAACGAAACCGTGATCGACTTCTCTGGCTTCTTTCCCCTCGCGTTTTTACTGCGGGCCCGAAGTCCCGGACGTTTGCCTCGCTTGCTCGTCATGATTGCCTCCTCGGTAAGTTGTGTTTCCGTTGCATCGACGGTCATGGCCCTGCATCCGGCCAGCACTCACCCGCAAAGCGGGTCAGCGCCTCGTACGCCTCACGCTCCAGGCACACCCGTTCGATCCGCATCTTGGGCGGCTCACGGGGATCGGGGTTTTCGGGGCGGGACACCATCAGCCAGAGCTGGCCGGTGTCGGGCGTGTACTGCACGTACACGCCATCACCTAGATAGGCACTCCGTGCACTCTCGTCAGGCATCGCAGCTCCTTCGCGATTCGTCCAGCTCTCAGCAGGGATCAGGCAGCCTAAACTTATGTTGGACGTCTGGCATAGGACTTTATACGTACACGTGTACACCGTGCACGGTCGTCACCTGTAGTGCTTCTGCAACGGAGCTTCTGGCTGCGCCAGACTGCGCTTCTGCTTTGCAGTTGGCGTTTTGGAGTAGGGGGAAATTTTGGAGGTGGGTCGAAGATCAGATTGGACGCGCGCACTCCGGTGGCGGCCGGGGGGCGGACCGCATTATGTAAAGCAATGGAACCGCGCTGCATTATGGCAAGTGGCTAGCTACTGCATTATGTGAAGCGGATAACCCTGCGCCTTGGCCACATGCCTAGAAGGGATGTGGTGCGCCACCCTATGATATTGATTACCCTCAGGAATCTAAGGTTAGCGGCTGTCTGCCTGCCCGCTGTCTACCCTCTCGGGCTTCGAGTTCGCTGCGAGTGGCTGCAATCAGTTCGGTGAGTTCGCCCACCGACAACTCCCGCACACTCTTCGCCGGCAGCACGGCGCCGGCCCTCAGCTCGCCGGACACTTCCAGCGCGGTGCGGATGGCGAGCACCTGGGCGCGCAGGTCCGTCTGTGGTGTGTTTAAAATTTCTTCGAGACATACCGTGGCTCTCTTCCCAAGTCGCCGCACCCGCTCACCTGCCAACGCTTCCACTTCTCGCCGGACATCATCGTCCCGACAGAACGCCTGCACGGCCCTTTGAGTGGGGAAGCCGGCCTTGGTCCTCACAAACGATTGAGAGGCGCCAGCAGCCAGCAGCATGACAGCGAGTTCCGTATCAGGCCCGGACTCTGAGCCCTCCTGATCCGTCCATACGGGTACGTCCTTAGACGTCTCTTCCATCTTGTCTTTCCTCGTAGACATCTGACGTCTATAGACGTCTAACTACCAGTATCAGGACGTCCTGAGACAGACGTATCAGGATGGACTCATCCTCCCGCCCCTCCTCCCCTGCGAGCTTGCGCCTTTAATCGCCAGAACTTCAAGCTCTTACCAGTACGGGACTTGTACGTATGCTGTCGGCCGTGCTACACGTCACACCGGGCCGAGCTACGTCTGTGTGAGAGCAGACACCGTGAGGCCCGACACTACAACCTGAATCGGAGCTGTACATGACTGACAAAGAGAACGAGAAGCGCATCGCCCGCGAGCGCTCAATAGTGCGTGGCGTGATCCGCGCCCTTCGTGCTGCCGGCTGGCAGCCGCACAACGTCCACGACGGCGGCGATTGCGTACAGACGCGCACTGAGTCCGCGATGATTGACGCCGTGTTTGCCGTGGACGTCTCCACTGCGACCTTCAAGCATCCCGACGCGCCCAAGCGCTTCTTCGTTTCGTTTGTCTGCGGCGAGGGTGACGACATCATTGCGGACCACTCGGCGCCAGACGCTGACCCGCACGCGTTCGCCGCGACCATTGACGCCTACATGCGCAAGGCCGGCCTGATCGGCTGAGCGTCGCGTGATGCGTCTCCCCGTGGGGGCGCATCGCGAGGCATTCCGCCTCTCGGAGCTGTCCACATGAATCCCTTTTCGTTCCACGTTTCCGCGTCCAACTATCGGCGCCGTCCGTCCGTGCGCTTTGTCTCGCATTGTGAGCGCTCGCGCCGCCGTGAACGCGCGCTCAATACGCTGTCCGTTGTTTTCGCCGTCTCCGGCTTTGTCGCCGCGTGCGTCGCGGCTTGGGCGGTGCTCTCGTGAGCGCCGCCCCGATCATCGTCCGCGTCCGCACCATCGACCGTTTCAGCAAGTCGCGCACCTTTCGCACCCTTGCGGGCGCGCAGAAGTTCGCCGCGCGATGGGTCGGCGAGACTCCCGAACTCGGCTCGTGCTACGCGGTCAGCGCTGACGGCGTGGCCACTGTGCGCGCGAGCGTGCCGGTCGCCGACCTGTTCCCCAAGCTGAACGCCACGCCGTCCGAGGAGGGCCCGGACCCTGCGCGCGAGTGGTACGACACGGGCGCCGAGCTGCGCTGACTTGCGCCGCCTCTTGCATCCTCACGGGAGGGTGCAAGGGGAGACGCAATCTCGCGCCTCATCACTCGGAGCTGTATCAAATGCAAAACGTAAAAACCGAAGTCAAAGGCAACTTGCTGACGATCACCGTGGACTTGTCCGCGCGTCTGGGCCCGTCGAGCACGGGCAAAACGATCATCGTCGCGAGTTCAAACGGTAGCGCGAAGATTCCCGGTCACGATGGCGTGCGCTTCGGCCTGAACGTCTACACGGGGCGCCCGCTGTGAGCGCCCGTCGCTGGGACCTGTCCGACTACCGCAAGCACCGCGACGCGCACGTACGTCGTGCACGCTACGCGTCGCGCATGGTTCACGAGACCCAAGGCGCGACGCGTGAGACGTGGCGCGAGCATCGCCGGCAGCACGTGAAAGCCGCACGCCGTGAGAACTGGTTACTTGTGGGCCAGTCGCGCGCGATCAGCGCCTCGCTGTTCCTGCGCAAGACCATTGGCTACGACCAGAGGGCGCGCGCGGGCTGAGGGGCTTTTCAGTCGGGCTGGCGTGTGAGAGCGCCAGCCCTTCTGTGAATCCCTTCCGCAATCAACTGGAGCTGTACCCATGACCCCTGAACAAAAGCGCGACTTTCGCGCCGTCGTTGCCGCTATCGCCAAGGCGTTAGGCGGTACCGTCACGCGCGCACCTGATCCCGATGAGAACTATTGGAACGCCAAGCTAACCACGGGCGCCGCGTTGCCCCTGTGGATGAGCTACAGGAGCCATGAGAAGAAAATCACGGTGAGCCTGGACCTGCCGCCGATCAACGACCGCGACGGCGGCGCCCGACATCAGAGCTGGTCCGATGTCATCGGATACGACGAGAAGAAGAACGGCACGGCGCCCACGTATGAAATAGGCGTGAGCTTCGAGCGCGGCGCCGATGCAATCGCGCGCGACATCACGCGCCGACTGATTCCCGGCGCGACCATCCTTTACACGCGCGCCCTTGCTCGTAAGGCATCGGCCGAGGAGTACGCGCGCGGTACTGCCGCGACCATCGCGAATCTGTCCAAACAACTGAACACGGAACCGCGTGGCGCGCGCTTGTACTGTGGCGGATGCACGCTCGAAGTGTCCGGGCCGGATTCCGTGCGCGTCGATCATCTGTATGTCACGGCCGAACTCGCCGCCAAGATCGCCGCGCTCGTGATGGCAGAGAAGGGTGGCGAATGAGCGCCGCCGAGCTGGACAAGTACGGACCCAAGCCGCCGCAGGAGATCACGCGCGAACGGTTCTGGGACATGCTCGAAGTTCTGCCGCCGTGCAAGTGGCAAGGCATGGGCCAGCGCTTCGAGAGCTTCCACGTTTCCGAGCGGCTGTCGGGCGACGTGGTGTCATGGTTCTGCCGCGTGGGTGAGCGGTACTTTCAGGTTGACCAAGAGTCCACGCTTCCACGCGGGGAACTTGAGCGCATGGTCAGCGCCGAGCTGGCGCGCGTTGTTGTCGGGGAACTGTCGGGCGGACTGCGCCACCACTAACGCACTGACGAGGGGGCAACCCCGAAACGCCGCGAGGCGTATGCGTTTACACATTTGGAGCTGTACACATGCCGAGAAAAAAGAAGATCGAGGGCGCGCACGAGACCAACGAGGAATTCGTTGCGCGCGTCATGGACGCCCCCAAGTCGGGCCCGCTCATGCAGGTATTCGTAATCGAAGCGATGCGCCGGTACGCGGAGCTGTGCGCGAACGGCGACATCGACAAGATGAACACGGGCCCGATCAGCGGCGCGCACTGGAAGCGCTGCGCGGTCGAGCTGCGCGAGGAGCTGAACAAACACCTAGGCGAGTGACAACGGTCAAGGGACGCGCACGGACGCGCGCACCCTTCGCCGTTTTCACACGTCTGGAGCTGTACAAAATGGGTACCTATTTCACGCAAGGCGCCAACAAGGCCGCCATCATCGCGGAGTGCGTTCAATCATGCCGCGCCGAAAAGTACGCGATAAACCGGGACAACTTGTGGTGCGTCGCGAACACCACCATCGACGGCAAGCCGCACAAGTACGTGATCCTTTTCAAGCTGGTCCCGGATACCTACGGTTGGGGATACAAGCCCATCAGCGAGGATATGGGCCCCGCGTACTACGACTGCCCCTTGGAGTACGTCAAGGACGTGGAACCCTACGAGCCCGTGGCATATGCGGCCGAGTGGCGCGCGAAAGTGTACTCACGCAATGGGGAGAACCGCGCGGGATTCCTCGCACAACGCACGCTGTCCCTGTAACCCGCTGACGAGTCCCGCGTAGGGACGAAACGCCGCAAGGCGTCCGGGATTGAAAAACGTGTCAAGCGATTTTTGTTCGGGGTTGCCGGCCGTCGGGCTTCCCTGAATGGACACGGAACAGGGCGCGCGGTCGGTGAGGCTAACTAGCGCCATGAGAAAATATCCCCTCGCGCATCACTTTCGGTGCGCGCGCTGTTACACAACTGGAGCTGTACATGACCAACGAAAAGATGGCGAAATTGCTGGCCGACTTGGAACGCACGGAATCGAAATTGCTGCGCGTCATTACCCGGTGGATGAAACTCCGGGGACAAGTGAAACGGGCCGGCGCGAAGCTCGACAAGGGGCTAGCGGAGCGGCTGGAGAAATTGCCGGGCGCCATGGACGTGAGGAAAATGCCGATCAAGCCGAAGGCGTGGCCGGCGCGCAAACACAAGTAAGACCGCTGACGAGCTGGTGAGATTCCAGCGAAACCCCGCGAGGGGTCCGGTTAAAAACAGGAGCTGAAGATGGCTGACGCGAACGAATACACCTTCGAGCACCTCGAAGCCGCCGCGTGCATGTGGGAACACGTGTTGCTGCAACTCAGGTGCCACCGGGAGAAGGGGAACCCGTGGGAGGACTACCGCGAGGCGTACGGCATGTGTGCCCTGCGGGAAACCGTGATCCGTCACGCCTCCGTGCTCGAAGTGGCGTACCAAGCGGCCGTCGCCAATGGGTACGACAAGGCGTTTGATTGGGAGTACGTACCGAAGTACATGGAGGAACACATCGCGCGGATTCTCGCGTGATGGCGGAGCCGTAACCGGCGCAACAACGGCGAGGAACCCCGGCCTAGTGCCGGGGTTTCTTTTTAGGCGTCGTGGACGCCGTGCTCGATGTCGAACTCGTGGAGCCATTCGCGATAGGGGGACAGGTTCTCTAACCCTGTCTTGTCGAGAAACATGCACCAGATACCAAGGTTCATTTCGGCCATACCTTGCTCCCACAGTTGCCACGTCTGCACGGGGTTGAACACGAGCGCGGCGGCCTCGGTCTGCGTTATCCCAGCGCGTTCGCGGGCGCGTCGTATTTCATCGGGGGTCAATGGTTTCATTCATGATCCTGATGGTGGACCCAGTAGGGATCGAACCTACGACCTCTCCCATGTCAAGGGAACGCTCTACCGCTGAGCTATGAGTCCGGGGCGCGGAGTCTACAATCTGTCAACGCATTCCGGGCAGTCTGAGAGGCCGGCCGGCGGGCCCCGATTCTACACAGAGAGTCAGACGAAAGTCGCGCGGCCCGGTGACAAAGTGCAAAAGACCTTAAAATGTAGGCTCCCACAGTACGACCAACATACTTGACATGTATCGGTAGACCCCTGTAGAACAGCGGTCGCCGCCACCGGCTTTTCGTAAGTCGCTGGAAACAAGGGAAATAGTAGACTAAACCATTGCCATCGCTTGCACATGCGGGCGTGGCAGACACATTGCAGAGTCATATGGTGGTAGGATGAACCTTACCCAGACAACGATGTGCAAGTGATAGTCGCGTGTCAGATGGGAAATCCTATAAAACAAGCCATTTCTGAAAATCGGAGCTGTACATGAGAGCCGCAACAACTGTTTTTACTGAGACGCTACTGCGCAAGATGAGCGCGGACCCCAAGCATCGGGGCAATGACTTCACTGACGCCGGATGCCGGAACCTCGTGATCTACATCGCGCGCGATGGCGTCGTGACGTTCACATTCCGCAAGCGTGTGAAGGATGCCCCGAAGGGGCGCATCTTTGAGGGGCTGGGAACATGGTCGGCCGCCTTCACCCTGGTCCAAGCCCGCGACGCATGCGCCGTGCGTCGCACTGAACTGTCACAGGATGGGTTCAAGCCGAGGAACGAGAAGAAAACCGTTATCGCCTCGATCCCGTTGTACGAAGCGGCGCGGACGGCCGGCGACAAACAGGCGAGTCGTCGCGGCGCACCGCTGTCGCCGAAGTGGCGCGAGTATCTGAACCGCTTCAAGGTGGTCTTTCCGAACTTGCTGGGACGCGACGTGAACACGCTGCGGTACTCCGACTTCATCGACGGAATGGCGGAGTACGGTCGCCGTGAGTACACGGCGAAGGGTAAGGCGTGGGACCCGCGCGTACTGCGCCCGATGATGGTCTGCATGATGCCGATGTTGCGCTGGTACACGAAACGCTATCGGCTCGATCCGCGAGTGCTTGACGATATAGTTCCTGATGACTATGAGCCGGACACTCGCTACCTGCTCCCCGGCGAGTGGCAAGCGTGCGCCCCGCACATTGATTCACTCGATGGGTTAGACAAGGACTGCGGTCTCTTCGAGCGCTTTGTTCTGTACACGTGCGTCCGATCCGAGCAAGCGCTGGGCATGAAATGGGACGAGCTGCGCTGGGGTGATTGGAGCCACTGGCGCGACGAGGATGGCAACGAGCACCGTGCGCTGATTTGGATTCCGCCGCGTGAGCGTGTAAAGGGCCGCGCCAAAGCGGGCGGCGAGAAGTTGCCGCGCCGCGTACTTCTCACTGGCGAATCGCTGGCGATCCTTGAACGATTGCGCGCCATTTGGGAGGAGAACGCGAAGCTCCCAGAGCACGAGCTGTGGGATGGCGTATTCACCGAACGGATGGTCCACCGCTGGCGTACGGCGCGCACAGAGATGCAGCGTGGCATCGAGGAGAAGGCGTGTACGAAGCCGTGGGATCGCATGGCGTTGCGTCACACGCATACGACGTACCTCGCGTTTCTGGGATGTCCGAAGCGGCTGCGCACACTGAGCATGAACCACACGCCAGACAAGGACGAGGGCGCGGACGTGACTGATCGGTACACGGGGGCCGACCCGGTGAGGCGGTTCATGTCGAATGATCCGTTGGCCGAGTTGGCGCCGTGGCACGCGCGCCTTCACAAGCTGATCCGTGACATCGAACGCGGCAACATTCACTCGAATGATCTGGTGTCGATGCAGGAGACGATGCGCGACGGGCAGGCGTGCCGCGATATGTGCGACCAGTACAAGGTCCACCGCCGGTTCATCGAGGTCGAGGAGACGAAGCTGCGCGCCGTCAAGTAACTGTCAATACGCGATAGAACGAATTGAGGCCGCCTACGGGCGGCCTTTTTCGTTGGGGGGTCCGACGACAGCACGCTGTCGTTGACCGTACGGCATGTCGGTGGTTGACTGCGGTGGTCAAGGGTCGCCAACACCTACCGCGAGGGATGCAAATGCCAAGGAAACAGAAGCCGCCGGCACGCCGGGCGAAGAAGTACACGGGCGATTCGCCGGTGTACACCACGGAGGAGCTGTGCGTGCGGTACCGCATCGCCCGCCGAACCTTGAGACGCTGGACGGAGCAGCGGGGATACCCGGAGGGCTGGATCAGCGGCAAGCACATGGTCTACTCCAAGCAGCAGGTCCACGACTGGGAGCGCGTGCATCAGCCGCAATATCACACCGACCCGGAACTGTCCGAGGAAGATAAGAAATGGGAACTGATGCGCAGGCGGTACCAGCTTGAGAAGGAGGAGCGCGAGGCCGGCATAGCACCGCGCGACCCGCCACCGAAACCCAGGCGCCCGCCATCGCGCGCCAGAGCGTGAAAGAAAAACGGGCGCCAAGGGGCGCCCGTTCTTCCGACCAACACCGTAACTTCTACTCTTCTTTGCCGTTCAGATTCGCCGCCTCCAGCTCGATGAGCAAGCGGTACTGACGTAACGCCTCCATCGCCGGCAGCGGCATCTTCACGACCAGCACCTTGTACCCGCTCTTTGGATGATCGCGCAGTTCCAGCAGGGTCTCTGTCACCGGCTTAACCGGCACTAGGTCCGCTGGCTTGCACCCTAGAACCTTCGCCAGTCGCTCAAGGGTGACTGGCGTCGGCAAGCTCCTCATCGTCGTGTACGTGCTAATGGCGTCTTTCGATAGCTTGGCTTTCCTTGCCAGCTCCGCACCCGTGATTTTCATTTCGATCATGCGGGCAACCAGCCGATCCCGAAACACTCTCCTGTCGGTCGGCATGTTCAGTAAGTCATCGCTTCGCTTATTTATGACACAGCTCCTTATTCTCAACACCCCATCAGTTCTCTTTGTTTAGACCACTAACTGTCAACTCGCCAACAGTGGAACGCCCCCGTTCAAAATGTCAGTCGATGTCAACTGACGGCAAGCATACGCCTATATACGTGCAACTAATAATTACAGCGCTGGCAACGATTCAACTCGCGCGGCCGGGATGTCGGTTGCCAGCGACGGCGTTCAACAAAATAGTGCATTGATTCAGCTCTCTGCACCGTCATTTTTTGACGCCGTGTGGTTCTCATAGGAGCGTGTTTCCCACCGGAAATTACCGAGCAGGGAGCGCGACGTGGCCTACAAGACCAATTTCAATTACGAGCGCCTACAGCGTGACTTGGGATTTCTTGCCACCGACATACCCCACCTGTTCCGGGGTCTCTACGGGGAGGACGTCAGCAAGGCGGCGGTTTATGCCTGGTTTCGACGGGAGTCGATGTCGGTTGAACGTCTAACTCAACTTTTGACCATCGTTCGCATCGAGACCGGCAAGAAGCTCGACATCTGGAAATACATCGAGGCCACCCGGCCGGCGCGGGTGGCCTGACATGCGCTACCCCATCGAGAACAAGGCGCATTGGCACGAGCTGCGCCAAAGCAGGATCGGCGCTAGCGAAGTAGCAGCCCTCTTTGGCTGCGGCTACCAGTCGCAGTTCCAACTGTGGCACGAGAAGCGCGGCGATCTAGCGCACGCCAACTACGACGACAACGAGCGAATTGTTCTAGGGCGGTGCCTAGAGGCAGGGATCGCCGACGCCGCGCATATCCTCTACGACTACGAGCTGCGGCGCGCCGATGCGTACTACACGGACGATGAGTGTCCGGGCCTGGGCTGCACTCCCGACTACTTTCTAGTTATGGAGGGCGGGGAGTTCCCGGCCGAGGTTAAAAATGCGAGCTGGGGCGCGTTCAAGGATCACTGGCTGATTCACGAGGACGGGTTCACCGAGCCGCCGCTACGATTCTCGTTGCAGGTACAGACGCAGTTGGCTTGCACCGGAGCGGCGGTCGGCCTGCTGATCGCCTTGATAAGCGGGGATCGGATCGTGCGCTGCGAGATACCGCGCCACGATGAAGCCATTGCGGAAATTCGCCGCCGCGTCGCCGCCTTCTGGGAGTCCGTCGCGAACCACGTCGAGCCGCCCGCCGAAATGCCGGGCGACATGGATGCGGCCAAGCGCGTTTGGCACACCGGCGACGGCAGTGTGGACCTGCGCGGCGACCCGGACGTAGAGAGCTGGCTCACCAACCTCGCCGAGCTGCGCGCCGCGCGCAAGCGCATCGAGGCCGACGAGTCGCTGATCGACGGGCAGGTCCTCGCCTACTGCACGAAAAACCAGTTCGCCGCCATCAGCGCGAACGGCGGCCGGGTGTCCTGCAAGACGGTGCCGGCGAAACCCGCGCACACCGTCCAGTTCAAGGCGCAGCCGCAGAAGCTGTCGCTGCGGATCACCACGAGCCGCGTATGAAAAAGCCGATCACCGAAGGTCGCTTGCGCGACCAAGCGAACCGCTGCGAGAACGCGAAGTGCAAGCGCTGCAAGTGTCGTTGCGGCGGCCTGCTACACGGCAACCGGCACAGCGATGAATGGGTAGCCGAGGAGGTCCTGCGGGATCGGGTCGCGCACCAGCGGCGCGGCGAGCAAATCGACTGGGTGGGCTACGTCGGCTTTGAGCAATACCTGTGAAGTGGAAGTGGCAGGTGCCGGAGCTGGCGCGCGCTATCGCGGCCGAGCGTAACCGCTGTCACCAAAACCACGCCTCCATGCACGCCATGGGCGGCGATCTGGACGACGCCGCCATCGTCGGTGTCTGCGGGGAAATGTACGTGGCGCGCATGTTGGGCCTGCCCTACACCTGGGCGGCCTCCGCGCTGCAAGTGGCTGGCGACGGCGGCGTTGACTTCAGTGTCCCGCTCATCGGCCGGCCGAAGCCGCTCACGCTGGACGTCAAGACCGCGCGGACACCGAAATGGCTGTTCATTCCCCGCGACAAGATCGAACGCGGCGCCGAGGCGCTGGTGCTGTGCAAGTACACCGATGAGGCCGGCCCTACGTTCGTCGGTTGGGACTGGCGCAGCGTCATGCGGAAAATGGGGATCATCCACGTCAAGAAGTCCAACACGTACAACTACGCGCGACCCGCCGAGATGCTTTTCAAGTTCCCGGCGCTGCTGGAGCTGCTGGCCCGGCGCGAGCAGTTCATGAAATTCGACTACGACGGGTTTCGCATATGAGGCG